TTGAAACAGACGATGGTACAGGTCCTTTTGCATCAAATTGGAAACAATATCATAAACAGGCAGATGTTAGAGCTGAAAAAATTGGGTATGAAGTTGTTAATAGACCTGATGAATTAAAAAAAGAAAAATCTTTAGTTAATTATAAAGAAATGGACCCACGAAATCAGGTTACAAACTTCCCAATTATGCAAGAACCAAAGAATACTGATTCAATAGGGAAGTTTACTGCAAAAAGAGCTTATACAAACTGGTTAGGTGATGCATTACAAGCTGCCAAAGATATGGGATGGGAAGAAATTCTTACAACAAAAGAAAAAGAACAAAGAAAACAAGCCGAAATGGATGGTAAGCAAAATATTAAAGTTGTTAAAGAAGGATTAATATCAGAAGATGAAATTAACCAAATAGTTGATGATATTATGAATGAGATGGGATTACCTGGTGGAGCTGGTGTTGGTTTAAGTTTACCTGGTGGATATATTAATGGAGCACCAAATTCAAAAGATGTTAAGAAATTAAAATCTAAATTGGATAAAGATGGTAGTGAGGAATACGAAAAAGTAAAAGAAGATAAAATACCTGGTGGTAAAGCCGAAGGTATGACACTTATTGATATTGCTAAAAAATGGGCAGGTGATTATTATGATTATAGAAATTTATTACCTGGTATAAAGCAAGAATTTATAAAAGGGTATGCAATTGAACGAGAACATACAACTGATACAAACATAGCAAAGGAAATTGCATTAGACCATTTATACGAAGACCCTAAATATTATACCAAATTAGATAAAATAGAAAATCCAGTAAATGAGGGTTTATTATTAGAAGGTGGTGCATATGGTCATATGGCACATCCATTTGATATTGAAATGGGTTTAACATTTGCAGACCTTAAACAAATTGTGGTAAGAGCATTGAATGGTGATTTGGAATTAGCAAGAGAGAAGACCGATGGACAAGCATTAGCAGTTAGTTGGGTAAACGGTAGATTAGTTGCAGCTCGTAACAAATCACATCTAAAAAACAAAGGAGCTGGTGCGATGACAATAGGACAGGTAGCAGATAAGTTTGCCGGTAGAGGTGGATTGACAGATGCTTATAATTTCGCTATGCAAGACCTATCAAAAGCAATAGCAGCCCTATCCGAACCTCAACGTAAGAAGATATTTAAGGATGGTAGTTCGTTTATGAATTTGGAAGTAATATACCCAACCTCCGTAAATGTAATCCCCTACAATCAACCGCTATTAGTGTTTCATGGTACTTTTGATTACGATGTAGATGGTACTATTGTAGGTGAGAATCAACAAGCGGCAAGTATATTGGGTGGTATGATTAAGCAAGTAAATGCGCACGTACAATCTAAATACACAATTCAAGGCCCACCGATGAATAAGTTACCTAAATCAGAACATCTTTCTAAATTACAAGGAAAGTATATTTCTATGATTAGTAAACTACAATCTGAATTTGCATTAAGTGATTCCGATGGAGTAGCAGATTATCATCAAGCATGGTGGACTAAGTTTGTTGAGAAGAATGCAAAAAAATTAGATACACAAGAAAAAATAGGATTGGTTAAGAGATGGGCTTTTGGTGATAAGAGTTTCCGTATTAACACAATACAAGATACTAAATTAAAAGCTTGGGCTGAGCAAACTGATAAACAAGACCAACAAAAGATATCAAAGCAGAATCTAATGAGATTTGAGGAGATATTTTTAGGAGTTGGTGCGGATGTATTATCATTTATGAGTTCAGTACTTACCGCAAATCCTGATAGTGCCAAAAGACAAATGGTAGCACGTTTGGAATCTACAATTCAACAAGTAAAAGCAAGTGGTGACCCTAAAAAGATTGAAAAACTTAAATTGGAACTACAACGTTTAAACGCATTAGGTGGATTTGATAAAATTGTACCAAACGAAGGTATTGTATTTGTATATGGTGGTAACACTTACAAATTAACTGGTGCATTCGCACCCCTAAATCAAATTTTAGGAATTTTCTTCGATAGTTAATCGTTTTTTGAATTTTGATATACTTATATATACAAATATATTGTAAGTAATATGACAAGGGAATTCAATAAAAAGTTTATGCATCCAACACGTAGAAAGTTGGTGGATATGGTATTGACTGGTGGTGAATATGAAAAGAACACACAGATATCATTTTCAGGAGCAGATAAACAACAAGTAAAAAGAAAGGTTGGCGAAAGATGGACAGATGAAAATGGTAAATCTTGGGAGCAATATGAGGCTGGTAAAATAGAAGTATCCGAATTGGGTGATATAATGGCTGAAACGAGAGCGTATTTAGATAGATTAAATAGTTGCAAAGCCGATGATTGTAAAACAATTAAATTAGGTAGAATTGATAAAAAGCTAGTATCAAAAACAGGATATTGCACGGAGTGTTTGGCTAAACGAGAGACTCGTATTAAAGTAGATGGGTTGTGGGAAGCATACGAAGATTATAAGGTATATAATAATATGATTTCTTATGGTAAGGATGTGATATCACAATTTAAACAGGCTTATAATGATGCTAAACAAGAATATGAAGTTGTACAAGAAGATGGCAAGCTTGAAAAGTGGAGTATGGAAAGGGATGTTAATGAACTTAAAGCAGAAATACTTGCAGATATTACAAAATTTGAAGGAGAAATCCAACAGGCAGTACAATTAAGAAATGAGGCTTGGGATAAATTAAAAGATAAGGGTTACGATTTAGTAAAACCTCCTATTGATTAATATGGCTGGAACTGGAATAACACAAAAGAAATCTTTAAAAGAGATTATCGCTGAAGAATACAAAAAGTGTGCAACTGACCCGATACACTTTATGAAAAAGTATTGTATGATTCAACACCCGGTGAGAGGTAAGATACCTTTTCACCTTTTCCCATTTCAGGAAAGTACATTAACGCAATTTGCAGGAAATAGATTTAATATAGTCCTAAAATCACGTCAAACTGGTATATCAACTTTATCTGCGGGATATGCACTTTGGAAAATGTTATTCAATACCGATTTCAACGTATTGGTTATTGCAACAAAGCAAGATGTAGCAAAGAACTTAGTAACAAAGGTAAGAGTAATGCATGAATTACTTCCTAGTTGGTTAAAAGGTGGTTCTTTGGAAGATAATAAACTTTCCCTTCGTTTACATAATGGTTCTCAAATTAAAGCGATTGCTTCTTCTCCTGATGCAGGACGTTCGGAAGCATTATCACTTCTTATATTTGATGAGGCTGCTTTCATTGATGATATCGATGAGATTTGGGTAGCGGCACAATCAACACTATCAACGGGTGGTAGTTGTATTGCACTTTCTACTCCTAATGGTGTGGGTAACTGGTTTCACAAAACTTGGTTAAATGCAGAAGAAGGTACTAATCCGTTTAATACAATTAGATTGCATTGGACTGTACATCCTGAAAGAGGACAACAATGGAGAGATGAACAAGAGAAATTATTAGGTGCAAAGAAAGCGGCACAGGAATGCGATTGTGACTTCGTATCTTCGGGTGATACAGTAATCGATCCAGAGTTGTTAATGTTTTATAAAGAATCATTTTGTCAAGACCCAATGGAAAAAACAGGGTTTGATGGAAACCTTTGGAGATGGGAATATCCAACTGCCGGTGGTTCTTATATGGTAATCGCCGATGTGGCCAGAGGTGATGGTTCGGATTATTCAGCCGCTCATGTTATGGAAATAAATACTTGTACACAGGTTGCAGAATATAGAGGTAAGGTTGATACAAAAGATTTTGGAAACTTTTTAGTTGAATTATCTACACAATATAATGATGCTGAGAAACAAATATAGAGCCGATGAAAGACAGATGGTAGCCGGATTCTCAACAACTTCGAAGACCAGACCATTGATTGTATCTAAATTAGATGAATATTTTAGAGAAAAAGCAGTTGTAGTTCGTTCCAATCGTTTGATAGATGAATTATTTACATTTATCTTTATGAACGGTAGAGCGGAAGCTATGAAGGGTTATAACGATGATTTAACAATGGCATTTTGTATTGGATTGTGGGTTAGAGATACTGCACTTCGTTTAAGACAGGAAGGAATTGACCTTACAAAGAGAGCGATTGGTGGAATTTCATCTAACATGCAGCATGCCGGTGTATATGGACCTGCTGATAGAGATGATAATCCTTGGAAAATGAGGATTGGTGATGATTTTGAAGACCTATCACAATGGTTATAAAAATGTAGTGTTTTGACAAATAGTGATATTTATGGTATATGTCAAAATACAAAAACAAACCAAAATGATTAAATTAACAAATATCCTAAAAGAAGATGAATATGTAGATAAGGCATATTCTAAAGGAGACCAGCCAGCGGATAATCCAATTGATGATTATGATGAATTGGATGTAGAGCAAGAAGATATGGATGATTTTATAAATTATCTTAAATCTTACTCACAATCATTAGATGAAGCTGGATGTAATTGTGTTTATGAAGCGGAATATCAAGGTAGAGAGGTTAAGTTGGGTAAACCAATGGCAGGTGATGTAAAGAAATTTAAGGTATATGTTAAAAATCCTACAACTGGTAAAGTTATTAAAGTAAACTTTGGTCAGAAAGGAGTAAAGATTAAGAAAAATAATCCAGGTAAAAGGGCTAATTTTAGAGCAAGACACAATTGTGATAATCCAGGTCCTAGAACAAAAGCAAGATATTGGTCTTGTAGAAAATGGTAAAATAAATTATGGCAGAACAATTTCAAGACGATAGGAGTTTCTTTGGGAGGCTTAAAAAACTATTCTCAACTAATGCAATCGTAACCGTTGATAAAGATGGTAGACGTAAAGTTGTGGATGTTGAAGACCGTCAACATAATACAAACTTTGTAAACCTCAGAGATAGATATACTAAATTACAAAGGTCTTATTACGAAACCACACAGGGTGCACAATCAATGGCATATCATCAAGTTCGTAGAGAACTTTTTAGAGATTATGATGCTATGGACCAAGACCCTATCATATCTTCGGCATTAGATATATATGCGGATGAGAGTACCACAAAGAATGAGTATGGCGATGTAATTCAAATTAAATCAACGAATGAAAATGTAAGAGAAATACTTCATAATTTATTCTACGATATAATGAACATAGAATTTAACCTATGGCCTTGGATTAGAAACCTTGTAAAATATGGAGATGCTTTTATTGCATTAGAAATTATGCCTGGTAGAGGTATTATTAATGTAGCACCACACTCTGTATATAATGTAGAAAGATTAGAGGGTACTGACCCAAATAATCCTGATTATGTAAAGTATAAAGTTGAATTAGACCGTTTTGGTAAGAAAGAATATGAGCAGTATGAAATGGCTCACTTTAGAATGTTATCAGATACTAACTTCCTTCCATATGGTAAAGGAATGATTGAAGGTGCAAGAAGAATTTGGAAACAATTATCTTTAATGGAAGATGCGATGTTAATCCATCGTATTATGAGAGCACCTGAAAAAAGAATATTTAAAATAGATATCGGTAATATTCCACCAACAGAAGTAGATAACTATATGCAAAAAATTATCAATAAAATGAAGAAAACTCCATTTGTTGATAAAAACACAGGTGATTATAATTTAAAATACAATATTCAAAACCTTACGGAAGATTTCTTCTTACCTGTTCGTGGTAGTGATAGTGGTACAACTATTGATAACCTTAGCGGATTAGAATATGCGGCAATTGAAGATATTGATTATTTAAAACATAAGTTATTCGCAGCATTAAGAGTACCAAAGGCTTACTTATCTTACGATGAGAACGTTAATGGTAAAGCTACATTGGCTGCAGAAGATGTTCGTTTTGCAAGAACTATCGAAAGAATTCAACGTACAGTTGTTAGTGAATTAGCAAAAATTGCAGTTGTTCATTTGGCATCTCAAGGTATTGAAGATTCAGAAATGACAAACTTTGAATTAAGTTTAACTAACGCTTCTACAATTTACGAACAAGAAAAAGTTAATTTGTGGTCTGAAAAAGTTAGATTAGCAAGTGATGCGAAAGCACTTAATATGTTATCATCTGATTGGGCGTACCATAATATATTTGGTATGAGCCAGGATGAAATGGATGTTGAAAGAGCAAAAGTAATATTAGACCTCAAAGACCGTTTCAGACAGACATCAATTGAACAACAAGGACAGGACCCGGCAAATCCACCAGAACAAACAAACGTAGAAGAAGAAATCAGTAAACTAAAAACTGAAATCGAATTAAATAGAGGAGTTGGTAGACCTAGAGAAGGGAACACTTATGGTAAAGATAAACATCCATACGGTAGAGACCCGTTGGGAGATAAGGAAAACCACAAGGAGAGAAAAAGAGATGATAGGAACTTAAATACAAATGCTAAGAAGTTAGCAAGAGAATATATAAACGGAATTTCATCAAAAAAGACGGTTTTAAATGAAAAATCGGGTATGCTTGATGAAAAAAATCTATTAGACGATACAAAAATTTAACCAAGTTTAAGAATACTGGAGTGTTATTTGAGCTTTTAGTAAGACAAATAACATTGGAAGTTCTTAACGGCGATAAGACTGAAAACGCTAAAAAAATCGTAAAAGAGTTCTTTGCTCCAAATACGGAGTTAAATAAAGAATTACGCCTTTATGATATATTATTAAAAGAAAAATATAATTCTGAAACAAAAGCAGATAGATTGGTGGAAACCGTATGTGATGCACATGCTAAATTAAACCAGAATACACTTTCTAAAGAAAAATTTAATCTTATTAAAGAAATTTCGGCAAAATTTGAAATTGAACAATTCCTATCATCCCCTATTTCTAACTATAAAGTACTAGCTTCTATATACAAAGTATTTGAATCTAAAAGAGCAGAAGGATATGATATTAAAGATATCTTTAATTCTAAAATTACCCTAATTGAAAATATCACTTCAAAGCCCGCTATAAAAGCGCAACCAACGGAAGATAAGAAGTTGATTGAAACCTATAAACAACAAGACAAAGACCTACGATTACTTACCTATAAGATTCTAGTAGAAACTTTCAACAAAAAATACACAAATTTAGATGATTCTCAAAAGAAT